CCGATGGCTCCGAGCGCGCCGTTTATCATGTCCTCAAGCTGGCGCATGAACGGGTCGATGCCGTTCACCAAACCTTCGAGGATTGCGAGGAACAGCTCGCCTGCCGCTTGGAGCAGTTGCGGGAACCACTCTGGGAACGTGACGATGACTTCCTTGATGAACTCGCCGAGCGCCTGGATAGCCATCTTGATGGCCTCCTTGAGCGCCACCTTGATGCCGTCGAACAGCATCGTGCTCGCCGCCTGTATCTCAGGCTGGTGCTCCTCGATGAACTGCGCCGCCATGTCGATGAACTGCTGGATATAGGGAGATAGCTGCTCGTAGAGCGTGGGCAGCGCCGCGAACAGGTTCTGCGCGAACGCGAGAAGCCTGGGCGCGATGTTCTGCACCACCGCCACGATGCTGTCCACCAGCTCAGCCGCCCTCGTGGGAATGTCGGCGCTGTCCTTGCCCAGCTCGGTCGTGAAGTTCGCCCACGACGCGCCCAGCATGTTCAGCGAGCCGCTGATGGTGTTCTTGGCTTCCTCGGCTGTGGTGCCCGCGATGCCCATCGACTCCTGCATCACGTGGATGGCCTGGATTACGTCGGAGTAGCTGTCTATGTTGAACTGCACGCCTGCTATCTTGCTGGCATCCGCGAGCAGCCGCTCCATCTCGGACTTTGTTCCCCCATAACCCAACTTGAGGTTGTCCAGCATCGTGTAGTTCTGCTTGGCGAAACCCTGGTATGCGTCGGTGATGGACTCCATCGAGCTGCCCATCTTGTTCGCGTTGTCGGACATGTCCTTCATGGCGGTGTCCGCGTAGCGAGCCGCCGCCTCGGTGTCGCCGCCGAGCGATTGCAGCAGGGACGCGCTGAAACTCGTCACCTGCTCCATGTACTGGTTCGCGCTCATGCCAGCCGTGGCGAACGCTCTCTGCGCGTTCTGCTGGACTACTTGCGACGACTCCTTGAACAGCGTGTCCACGCCACCCACGAGCTGCTCGTAGTTCGCGTAGTTCTCGAACGCGCTGGACAGTTGCGAGCCGATGGCGCTCGCCGCGTTCATCGCCACGTTCGATATGATGTTGCCGATGGCGACGGCCTTGGCAGACAAGCCGCTGCCGATGTTGTCGCCCATCGTCTTCCCGACCTGCTTCGAGAAGTTGCCGTCGGTCTGCGGGTATATGGTTACGTACGCGCTGCCGACTTCGGTGTTTGCCATCAGGCATCACCTCCGTACCATGAATCGAAGTCTGATATCGGGATCGGGTCGCGCCCGATGCGCTTCTCGTCCGGCTCCACGCCAGGGCGCGGGATGCGCCTCGGCTTCGGCGGCTGCTTGGACTTGCGCACGCCCTTCGAGGCCGTGACCCACAGCAGCGTCTCGATGCCCTCGCATATACGCGCCAGCAGCATGTCGGTTCTAGACCAGCCGCACTTGCTCGGAGCCAGCGCCGCCATCGTGTCGGACTCTGGCGGCAGGTGCTTGGCGAAGGCGACGAGCGCCTGCTCTGGCAGCTCGCCGCCCAAGTCGTCCAGCGTGAAGCGCGTGCGCGTCATGAGGTCGTACTCTAGCGCCTCGCCGTGTTCGGCTATTACCTCGGCGAGGCCGAGAATTCCCCCATGCCCGGTGCGCCTGCCTCGGTTCGGGCGTCTGCCCACGCCTGGAACAGCACGGACAAATCGTCGTCGCCGAGCTGGTTGTAGACCTCGCCGAGGTACTTCTCGAAGAACGCGAAGACGGCCTCGCCGTTCTCGTTGTCCTTGCCCAAGCTCTCCATCTCGGAGCGCGTGAAGGTCAGCGGGACTTTGTACTGCTCGTCGCCGATGTTGACGGTGAGCGTCGGGCGCTCGCGTTTCAGCGTTATCTCAGCCATTAGGCGCTCGCCGCCCCGTCATCCGTGTAGATGTAGATGGACTCGCCGTTGACGTCGGCACCGCACGTCAGCTTCACCGACCAGTTGATGGCGTCGCCCGCGTTGAAGGTCAGGTCGCCGTTGAGCGTGGGCGTGGCGTTCGGCAGCACGACGCGAACCTTGGCGTTGCCGTCCTTCATGTTGAAGACGTAGGCCTTCGCGCCTGCGATGTGTGCGCCGATTTTAACCGTGATCTGCGTGCCGTGGGATGACGTGGCGTCCGTCTTGACCACGTTCTCGCTGCCGAAGATGGCGCAGAGCGACTCGTAGTCGGTCTGGATGAAGCTGAACGTCACCTCGCCCGTGAACTCGTCCAAGAGCGTGCGGACGGTGGACTTCGACCAGTCCTTGATTTCCTTGGTGCCGTAGTCGGTGGAGATTACCAGCCCGTCCTCGGACACGTAGCCGCACTTCGTGAAGCCCTGTCCGAGAGCGGACGAGGCGTCAGTGGGCAGCGTCGTGTTCGTGGGCGCGTAGTTGACCGCGCCGACCGTCGCCGACTGGTCAGGTGCGCCGACGAGCACCTTTGTTGCATCGATAGCCATAAATGGCCTCCTTATTCGTCAATGATGTTGCAATGCATCTGGAACTCGACCTGCCACACGAAGTGGCCGTTATCGTCGCGTCCGAGCTGCGTAACCGTTATGTCCCGCCCGATGGCGTTAATCCTCGGGCTGCGCTCCTTGAGGTTCGGCAGCACCCGTGCGAGGGCGAGCGCTACCTGCTCGCCGTTGGCGTCCGAGTCCGTCCACGCCTGGATTGCGATGCGCGGGTGGTCGTGCGGGTAGGCCGTCTCGCCGCCCACGCGCTGCACCACCGCGAAGTCGCCGTCCTCGTCGGCTGGCGGGTAGCTGCCCGTGCGGACGCCGAGCGTGTCCTCAGTCCACGCGATTGTCTCTGCCAGCGATGACCACATGCGAGCCTCCTATCCCAGCGCCTTGAGCAGCGTGTTGTGCCGTCGATTCGAGTTGACGCTGTGCATGTCGCCCGTGTACACGATTGCATGGCAGCGGTTCTTGCCAGGACGCCCGGGCGAAACCTCGTAGCCGCTCGCGTCGTACATGCCGTTGGCACGCCTAGCGATGGCGTTCGCCTGCTGCGTGCAGAGGCTGCACATCTCAGGGCTGTTGAACATCTGCTTGAATCCCGATTTCTTCGGGACGTACTTGAAGTTGCTAGCCATCGACGACCTCCACTTCAACGGGCATGTTCCACGGGATATCTGGCGGGCAGTTCTGCGCGTCGTATGGCTTCGGGTCGCCCACGACGAGGTACTCGCCGTCCCATGGCGCGTCAAGTTCGACCTTCGCGCCGCGCAAGTCGCCGCTCCAATCCTTCGGGAAGTGGAGCGTGAGCGCCACGCGGATGCCCTCTGGGCGCGTCGCGTCGAGGTCTTCGCACGTGCCAGGCTGCACGAGCACATGGACGGGAACGGGTTCGGCGTATGACTCCACGTCGTTGCCGAACCCGTCGCGTTCGTCTCGGTTGCGGAGCCTGACGCGTGCGGTGCGTCCGCTAATCATCAGCCGGCTCCAATCTCCCGTAGCTCGGGCGTGCGAAGCCGACCTGCCCCGAGATTCCCAGCAGCGTGGCGTAGCCGCTGGATTTCAGCAGCTTCCACAGGTTGCTGGTCGAGTACGGCTGCGCGTAGGTCAGCGTCTGGCTGTACGAGCCAGCCTGGGTGGTCATGGACGACACGTCCGATGCGGTCGCGGACGCCATGATGCGCGATGCCATTGACAGGCTCGCGTACTTCAGGTTCTCGGCCTGAACCTCGTCGGCGTCGTCGATTTCCACCTTCTGCGCAAGGTAGCTGCCGATGCGCTCAAGCACCGATTCGGCATACGCCTCGTCAGCCTCCGAGAACGTCGTGCGCATCTCGATCTGCAGTTCATCGACACTCGCGTATGCCGTCATCGGTTACTCCTTCGTCTTCGCGGCGCGCTTGCGCGGTGCCGCCTTTTGCTCTTCCTCGACCTTCTCCAGGTTCGGGTTCGCGGCCATCATCTTGGCCACCGCGTCGGTCGGCTCATAGACCGCGCCAGTCATCTTGTCGCGGAATTTCATGGCCTGGCCTCCTAGCACTTGAAGATGAGGTCGGCGGCCACGGCCTTGGTGCCGTAGCTGTAGAACAGGCCGAAGCCGATGGCGTTGGAGAGCTGGATGCGCTCCGCGGGGGCGATGGTCGGAAGGACCGGCTGGGCGATAGCGCCCTCGGCCATGCAGACAGCCTGGGTTCCGCTCGGCAGGTAGACGGAGCTGAAGACCTTGACGCCGTGGAAGGTGCCGAAGGACTCGCTGTTGCCGTCGTGGGAAACAGCATCGAAGTAGCTGCGCAGCTTGCCGTAGAACGCAGGGGCGCAGACGAGCACGATCATGTCGCGCTCCACGCCGTCCACGAAGTTGTTCTGGACGGTCTCGACGGCCTGGATGATGCCCTCGGCCTTCTCGACGTCGGTTGCGCCGCTCGCGGGAGTGTACGCGGTGCCGGCGGACACGGCCTCGGCGAAGAAGGCGCGCTCCAGCTCGCGGGTCATCGACTTCTGCGCGGACGCGGCCTCGCGCTGGACGAGGTTGTCCACGCCGTAGAGCGTGACGTCCTTCTGCTCGGCCTCGACCACGATCTCCTTGTCCACGTTCACGGGGACGGTGACGGGCGTGGCCTTCACAGCCTGGCCAGCGCCGCCGCTGCGTGCAGTGCCGTAGGCCTGGGAGGACTTGTTCTCGAAGCGCTTGGCCTCGTAGGTGCCTGCGCCGGGCGTGCCGGACAGGTCGGTGTTCTTGATGAGCTGCGAGATGCAGTTCTTCTGGACGTTCTCGATGACCTTGCCGTATTCCTCGGCGAGGTAGTCGTTGCCCGTGGTGGACAGGAGAACGTTGAGCGATGCGATGCGTGCCATGTGATGGCCTCCTTAGAATATAGTCGGTATTTCCGTCTTGACGGACGAAGCCTTCGCCTCGCCGCCGTCGTGGACGGGCTCGTACTTCGGCCTGCTGTCCATCTGCGCCTTGAGGAAATCCGCGTTCTCGCTCACGTCACCGCTCATGCGGGACAGCAGCGCGGCGTCCACGCCTTTCTCGGCGGCGACCCTCGCCACCAGCTCGGTGCGCTCCCTCTCGGCCTGCAGCTTGTCCAGCTCGGCCTTGTATCGGTCCCGTTCCTCGACCGCCTTCTGCAACTCGCTCTTGCTCGCTTCCTCGGCTTCGTCGTAAGCCTTGGCCTTCTGCGCCAGCTCGTCGTAGTCGGCGTACTTCGCCTTCAGCCTGCCGAGGCGCTCGCCGATGATGGCGTCCATCTCGGATTGGGTGAAGGTCTTCTCCGCAGTCGCCTGCGTGCTTTCCACCTGCTCGGTGTTCTCGGGCATGGTCCGCCCCTTTCCCGACCTTTGGTCGTCGTCATTTCCGCTGATTGCCCCAGCGTTTGGGCATTAAAAAACCCGCCGAAGCGGGTTGATTAATCGTTTTGCTGCTCGTCTTGGTGCTCGTCTGGATGTTTCCAGACGTCGTAGTAGTAATCTGGGTCGTATCCCTCGACGGTCATGCCGTCGAAGCCCTCGATAATGCGGCAGTCGCAGTTCCTGTGGTTCGCGTTGAGCGCTGACAGCTTGGAGCAGTACACGAAGCCGCGCGACGCCAACATGCAGCAGTACGGGCATGTGGTGGCTCCCGTGGGAATGCGTGCGAACCGCGCACGCTCGCCGTCGCGTCTGCCCAGCTCCGTCATGGTGTCGTTCGCTCCGCGCTCGGCGAAGTAACGCGCCGCGTCGCCGATGGCTTTCGAGAAGCCGTCCACGTCGCCGTCCTTGAGTTTCTCCACCTGGTAACGCGCCGTCTCGCCCACGTACTCCGGGTCTGGCGCGTAGGCGTAATCGACATCTGGAACATCGACGCCGCAAGCGTCCGCGATCATGGAGCGCAGCGCATACGCCACATCGCCAGCCCTGCCGCCGTACAGCGTGCCAAGTTCCTGCATCAGCGTTATGCAGAACTCGCGCGTCTCGGCTATGGATGCACCCGGCCTTTCGGCGAACCACTCGTCAAGCGCAGCGCGTGCCGCCCTCTCCGCGTTGCCGCCCTGCTTCTTGATCGCGGCGTTGTAGGCGTCGAGCGCCCTCCTCGACAGCCTCACCTTACGCCTCCGCGAACATGCTCATGGCGTCAAGCCCCCTGTTCCTGCGCTTCTGAGCCTGGATGCGTGCAATCGTCGGCTTGTCGAAGCCCTGCATCTCGTAGAACGCGTCGGTTCCGGCGAAGTCGGGGTCGGCCTGCGCGAGCTTCACCGCCCAGTCGCCCATCGCCGCCTGGTTTGGCATGGACGCTGGCAGGAAATGCGCCATCAGGTTCCTGTCCTCGTCGGACAGTTGCGAGAGCGACTGGTTCCGCTTCACGGCGAGCGCCATGAGCGCGATGTCGCGCAGCTCGTCGGCGTTTAGTGCGTTGAGGTCTTCCGCGCGGCGCACCAGCTTGTCGTTCTGCGCGGTTATCGCGTCGCTGCTCGTCGGGTTCGCGTCGTTGACTACGCCAGCGTCGGTAACGCTCAGGCACGTGGCGGCTGCGTACTGCGTGGACAGCATCCGCAGCATGTCCACGTGCGGCTGCAGCGTTCCCTGGGCGAGCTGGCCGTAGGTCGGCACCTGGCCCGTGTCGGGGTCCACCGTGCCGAGCATCAGCGAGTCGATGTACTTGGCGAACTTGCTGTTGATGAGCGCGTCGTATTGCTCGTCGCTCACGCCCATGAGGTACTTCTGCGGCGACGTGGAGAACTCCAGGCCGATGGTCGCCAGCGTCATCGTGCGGATGTATCCGCGCGTGAGCGTGCGCACCGAGCGCGTGATGCGGCTCGTGCCGAGCGGCTGCGAGTTGGTCGGCTGGTTGCGCAGCACGGTGGCCATGCAGCGCCCCAGGCCGTTCTCGGCGCGCCTGGCGTGCCATGCGTTGCCGTCGTTGGCCACGACCCACGTGGCGTCCTCGGTGTAGAGGTTCACGATGCTGGGCTCGTAGAGCAGCCCGTCGCTCGACCTGCGCACGTCCACCGTCGCCATCGCCGCGTCGATTCGCTGCAGCGCGCCGTTCCAGCGTGCCGCGCTCGACTCGAACGTGTGGAACCTGACGGAGCACCCGACCGTCGGGCTCGCCGCGAGCGTGGCCAGGATGCCGCCGTGCTTCAGCTCGTCGATGACGGCCATCTGGTATGCCGTGACGAGCCTGTTGTCGCGCACGATGTCGTCCAGCTCGCGCATCGGCTCGCCGCCCTCGGTCACGAAGCCGTCGAAGCGGCTGCGGTCGGCAAGGGCTGTCACGGCCTTCTCCGGCCAGCAGCACGACATCTCGAAGTCGTTCAGACCGCTCGGCAGCGCGATGCCCAGGTTGCACTCGCCTGCGGTCACCTCCTGGTTGTAGTAGCGTTCCTTCTCGGCGTTGCCGGTGCTGTGCTGCTCGTAGATTTCCAGCAGCTCGCCAGCCAGGGCGCGCTCTTCCTTGGGCAGGCCTTCCGCTTTCGCGAAGCCCTCGAAACCGTAGATCATCCGATTCTCTGCTTCCTCTCGGGTACTCTCCTCGAATTGATTACGCCCCAGAGCGCGAGCGCCGCCGCGCTTACGGGTACGGGATTCTCTCCTCCGAATCCCCAGCCACCTGAAGTGCCGATTCTCCGCCGCGTGGACGTGACGGCGCTGTCGAGCAGGTCGGCCTGCGGCCTGAACCACTCCAGCGTCCCCTCGTTCACGCAATCGACGAGCGTCGAGCAGGCCGCGATGACCTGCGCCACGCTCGGCGTGACGATGTAGTTGACGGGCATGTTGCCCAGCTTCTCCACGAGCGCCTGCGCCCCAGACTTGCCGTCGATGACGCAGCAGCAGCCCGTCTTCTTGCGCTCCGATATCCAGTCGGCCAGCCACGTGGTGCCCATGGCCATCGGCTCGCGTGCGATCTGCTCGACGTAGAACCTCCCGTCGTGGGCTCGCGCCGCGCACAGGCTCACCTCCGAGCCGTCGGGCGCGAACTTGACGCCGTAGGCCGCGCGGCCCTCGGTCGGCGGGTTGTCCACCGCCAGGGATTCGAACTTGCTCGCTGGTATCGCGAAATCGGGCAGGCCAGCGGTCGGTGACCACCATCCGAGGCGCTCGCGTGCGAAGCCGTCCGCGCTCATGGTGTCGTGCTCGTCGCGTACAGTTTCCTCGGACATGCGCCTGCCCATAGCGGGATTGCACGCATACCACAAGTCAACGTTGTCTATGTCAACGTCGGCGAGGCTCTCGCCAACAGCTCCCCATTCGAGCCACCAAACCGTGGACTCGCCAGAATGCGCCCGGTCGTGCAGCTCGCGGAAAACAGTCCCTTGGCACTCTGCGCCAGGAACCGTGCCGATGTATATCTTCTGCGGGTCGCTCTCGCCCTCGTCTATCTCGCCAGCCGCCGAGACTGTGGGCAATATCGCGTCCTGTTGGGCGTTGGTCAGCTCCTGCGCCTCATCGAACACAACCACGTGGTACGTGCCGCCGCGTCCGCCGCTGTTGGTGCGCGTCTGGAACTCGATGCACGCGCCGCTGAGGAAGTAGATTCCCTCGTAGCCGCCTGCCTTGTACACGTAATCGAGGCTGTCCTTGAAGTCCTCGTGCGATTCTATGAAGTCGCACATCTCCTTGAACATCTTGCGCGACGTGCGCCCGTGGTGCGCGGTGTACAGAACGCTCTTGTCCTCTACAGCCGCCATCCATATGGCGTAGTCGCGGAGCGCGAAGCTTTTACCGTTCTGTCGCGGCTTGGTGATGCCGATGGACTTTGCAGCGAAGCCGCCGTCAGCGTTGCGGGCGAAGAACACGTCCATTTCCAGCTTCTGCGAGCCGTAGTACCTGCGCCCGTATTCCTCGAACATCGCCACGGCGTCAGCGCCGCGAGTCGATGCCCATTTGCCTACTGTGGAGAACGTCGGCTCCTGACCGCCGAGCCTACGAGCCATTTCTGGCCTTAGCGAGCGGCGAGTCGCTCTTAGGTTGCGGCAGCGCGTCCAGCTCGCCCATGACCTCCATGAGCCGCTTGCTCAGAGCCGCAACGTCGCGTCCGCTCTCGCAATCCTGGATACTCGCCGCGATCTTGTCGCGCAGCGCCTCCAACGTCTCGCGTCTGTTGCCGCTTTGCGCGGCGCTTACCAGGTCAGCCACGTTCTAACCTCCTTTTGAACCGTGGAAAATGAAAACGCCGCACATGGCGGCTTGTGGAAAACTGCGTCTGGCTAAATCGGCACA